CCCGACAACGATGTCAACCAATCCTCTAAATCTATCTGCGTCATTCGCCAGCTCCCTCACGTCATCAATTATTTCTGTGTCAGGCCAATGCTTACGCAAGACCTTCTGCGCGTGTTTATCATACTCACAAAACGCGACTGTTTCATATCCACCGACAAGTTTTTCGCCAGCGTAACTAAAGCCGCCAATGCCGCTGAATAGATCGAGCATTCTAAGCATCAGCCAAATGCTCCCTGATAATCATCATCGCCGTCATTGTGTCGCACTCCATTGCGTACCGCCAATCGTACTGCTCGGCTATGTCGCCTGTTGGCTCAAAGCCATCCATTCCGACAATTGCAGCAACAGGAAAGCGCCAGCGGATAGGCAGGCGGTCGTATTTGTAAACCAGCAACGGCAACTTGTGTGTCGCCAATGCACTGGCGCAGCACTGATCCCACCAAGCGGGCTGGATGCCGTAGCCTTGCCGGTAACGCTTCGCCTCAATCGAAAAGGGAAAGTCAGGCATCTCAACGCAAATCAGGTCGCCGTGATCGGCAGCGCGATACTGTTCTATGTCGCGCTTAAACGTCAGGCCAAGCTCTTCATGCAACAGCTTTGCAAGCTCACGCTCGAAGCTGGCTCCCTTGTTGCGCGAGTTAACCATTGCGGTTCGCCAAGCTGCGCATAGTCTCAGCCGCCTTGCCTGTGTCCATCTCGCGGATCATCTTGGTTAGCCCGGCGTCAAGCACCTCATCGGCCAGCGATGACATAGAACGATGCGTAGATGTCTCAAGTACAGCCCGCAACTTATCAACTGTGTCGCGTCTGAGCCGTAACATTTGGTTTTTTATCCCAGCCATTTCAATGGTTTACCTTTTTTCTATAAAAAATGTTATTTATTACTTGTAACACAGTTATAGAATTGTTAAATAGTTATTAGTCACTAGTAATTAAAAGGGAGAATTAACCCAATGACCACATACATCGCTTATTACCGTGTATCAACCCAGCGCCAAGGCCAGTCAGGTCTTGGCCTTGAGGCACAACGCGCAGCCGTTTCCGGTTACAACATCGCTGCTGAGTTCACTGAGATCGAGAGCGGCAAGAAGAGCCAGCGCCCGGAATTGGCCGCTGCTCTTGCTGAAGCCAAGCGCACTGGCGCAACGCTGCTGATTGCCAAGCTCGACCGCCTAGCGCGTAACGTGCATTTTATCACCGGCTTGCTTGAGGCTGGCGTTCCTATTCTTTGCGCCGATATGCCAGAGGCCGACCGCACGTTCTTGCAGATGGCCGCTGTGTTCGCCGAGTGGGAAGGCAGAGTAATAAGCAAGCGCACCAAGGATGGGTTAGCTGCCGCTAAGGCTCGCGGCGTCAAACTCGGCGGGCCTGACCCTGCCGCTGCTGGCCGTGCGTCAGCGGCCAAGCGTGTCGCCCGCACTAATGTCGTTGCCAAGCAGGCAATGCCTATCGTCTCGGTGCTGCGTGAGGCTGGTGCCTCACTACGCACCATCGCCGCCAAGCTCAATGAAGCTGGCATTCCAACAGCACTGGGCGGGCAATGGTACGCCAGCACTGTGCGCAATCTAATGGGAGCAAATTAATGAAAAAGGGAAAACTAGATATACCAAATGACTGGCCTCGTCCTTGGGAAGAGCTTGGTGAGGGGCATTGGAAAGTTTTTGGGGTGTATATTTTGCATTGGAAAAAATATAAAAGAACCCGCGTTAAATTTTCAATCTATGGGTTTGCGCGGGGTCATTACAACAGAGTTTGGTACGGCAAAAAAGTCGTGCATTTTAAGATGGCTTTTAAGAGAGCCAAAACAAAGGGGAAAGCTAATGCTTAAAGACACAATCGGGATGCTGTTTGTGACAGCATTTGTAATTACTTTTTTCACCAATGCCATTACAGACTGGAACTTCTGGTATTTGATGGCTCGCTTTGGAGGACAATAAAATGGTCGGGAAACTTACGCCAAATAACCAGCTTTCAGCCAGTAAAGCGCCCGCTTTGCTGAACGCATCACCGTGGGAAACACAGAACGAATTGCTTGAGGCAATGATTAGCATTGACGAAGGCAACCCGCCAAAGTGGATACCGCAAAATGAGCCAATGGAACTAGGCGATTTTTTTGAGCCGCTCATATTGCAGAAGGCTGTTGATAGGCTCGGCCTGACCAACGCCGAGCTAGACATCACCGTGCCATACCAGCACGATTTCTTGCCGCTGGCGGCTAGCCTCGATGGCACTGCCGTTGGCAAAGGCTCGGTCATAGCCAACTGGGACAAGGGCATCTATGTGCCTCAAGGCGGTGCAATCGACATTGAAGGCATCGGCGTTCTTGAGGCCAAACTCACGTCAGCACGGCCAGAGGAAATACCGGCGACACACCGTGGCCCATTGCAGTTGCAGGCTCAGATGATGTGTACCGGATACAAGTGGGGCTGCGTTGCCGTGTTGTATCAAAGCACAACGCTGCGCCTGTTTGTCTATCAGGCTGATGAGGTGGTGCAGCGCCGCATCCGCGAGGCGGTTATTGATTTTGAAAATCGCCGAAAAAATATGGACAAATACCCGGTCGTGTCACCGGCTGATGGGGTGGCGGCATATGGTAGGGTCGATGCAGACGCACCGCCATTGGAGCTTGAGGGTGACGATGCAATGTGGGTTGACCATTTGATGACGGCCAAGGCCAACAAAACAATGGCCGAGCGAGAGATCGACATTGCCACAGCAGCCCTGATGGACAAGATGGGCAGCCACGACACAGCCTTTGCATCTGTCGGCAATCGCCGGGTGCAAGTCAAGTGGCCGACACGCAAGATGCGGGCGCAGCCTGAGAGGATCACACCGGCCAAGCCTGAGACTGTCATGCGCCAGAAAACCTTAACGCTAAAGGAGATTGACTGATGGCTGGACAACGCCGTGAAAGCTCGTGGAAGCCTGTTGTGGATGCTGTGGCTGCTTACCACCGCCACAACGGCCACGGCCCGACAGTGAACGAAATAGCCTACGCTGTGGGTCGATCAAGAACCGCCGTCAGGTTTCAGCTAGACAAGCTGATAGAGGACGGCATCATAACGCACACGCCCGGCAAGATCAGAACGATCAGGGTGGTTGAGTAAAGGGGCGAAAGCCCCTTTATTTTTTGGGTTGCTTTATGCTTTCGACTACGCCGCCACCAAAGTAAAACCCAAGAATGATTAGCATTGCATAGTTGATGCTAAACTGTTCCATCACCTTGGTCACTGCGTCTGGGTCGCCTTGTCCACTGATGGTCATTGTCAGCACAATTACATAGCTGCCTAAAAACACACCGCCAAACATCAGCGCAAGGTAACGCTGCGCAATCTTAAACGGCGCGTAAGCACCCATCAAATCAATCTTGGCTTTACTTTTTGCCGCAATCTCTTCCTCTGTGCTGGTGTGCATATCATCAATGAGCTTCATGCCCTGACTGATGACGCTATCTGACCCTAGTATCTTACCTAATACAGCTAACATTGTTTGATCCTCGTTTCTTTTTTCCCCAATTGATTATCTCATCAATGGTTCTGCCGCAACCAATGCACCTGACGCGATCCTTGTCCAGAACGCATATGCCAACGCAAGGGCTTTTAGCCATCAGCCAATGCCCTCATCCTTTTAACCAAACGCTCAGAGCGATTAGGCAGTTGCCGCGCCCACTTGCTATCGAGCATCTCAAGCGCAGCCCCAGCCCAATCCCTGTCATTGACGCACTTGCGCATAGCCTTAAAAAGGCGCATCCTTGGCAAGCCCATATTAAACATCATGTTTGCAATGATGCGCTGCGCCTCTTCTGGTAGCTCGCTGAAATCCTCATAGAGCCGGTGACAATCCTCGCGCACGATGGCAATGTCCAGATCAAATAGCTGCTTCATCCGGCGCTCAGTGATCGTGTATCCCATTGGCTTGCCGTGTTCCGCGTCACCCTCGATGATGCGATGCCCCACGCCCACAGTCAAATGACCGGCTGTGCATTTGTAAATGTCGAGGCGCATGCCCTCATCAGCGATTAGCTCTTCGCGTAGCTTTTCGATATCCATTACCGCCTCATTTCCCTAGCCAGCGCGACAGCTTTGAGCCAGCTTTCCTCTTCAGCTTCGCGAGTAAACGCGCTGCCCTGCATTCTTTTGCTGTATTGCTGTATCTGACTGACGTGGAAAAATAAGCAGCTTCTATGTTCCTTGCCACACAGCACCAATATGTCATAATCAGACCAATCCTTCGTGTTACGCGGTAGATGCTTCGCCGAACAGCCA